CGGAGGTAAATAACCAGAGATGTCAGTGCCTACTTTTGAATTTACGGATGACGACAGGGGCCCAACTGCCTCTTCTTTTGATCCTCAACAAGCCTACAATGAATTTATTGGCAACCACGGGGAGAACCTCAGCGTCGATAATGTTAGAATTTTCTTCCTCCGCGCTAATGAGGCTAAACAGAAACTGCGTAAGAGCTCTGCGAAGATCGCTATGCTTAAATTTGGCAGTTGGAAGGTCGAGGTTGTTAATAATCATTACCCCGGAAATGCATCAAACCCGGTTGCAGATAATAGTCTAACTCTCTACAGAATTTCAGGCTTTCTGGCTAAATACACTCTAGAACTGCACAACGACTCAGAGCATAGAGCAGAAATAGAAGAAAAGATTGTCAATCCAATTGCTGAGTCAAAAGGAGTGACATGGCAAGCTGGAGCTAAAATCTACTTGGCTTTCTTCCCAGGAACAGTAATGTTCCTCTACGAGTTTGAGATGCTTTCTCTGGCAATCTATCTATACAGAGCACAGAAAGATGAAATTGATCCAAGTCTCTTGAAAAAGCCTCTCAGACAAAAGTATAAGAAAGATAACCCAGAAAAATGGATGAGAGAAAAGAAAGTGATGATCCAAGGAGCCTTGGGAAGAATTGCAAAGCTTCCTTGGGGAACCACTGGGCTCTCTGCTCAGGCTAGAGACTTCCTTAAGGAATTTGGCATCACAATGAAGTGAGCCTTAATTGTACAAATTAATTAATATATAGTATAAACCTTAGGTTAAGTTTTAAATAGATTTGCAAATGGTAGGATAATGGTAAGGTTAATGGTAAGTTTTAAATGGTAAGTTTATGTAAATATTTTAATTTTAAATAATTATTTAATTGTAAATTGGGGTGGAGGGAAATAATAGCAGCTGTCGAAACGGGTAAGGGAAAACAATCTAATGGGCTTTTACATTATACAAAAAATGGGTTGGGTGGTTGGGGAAAGAAGCAGGGCTACATATTTTCTGCAGTGTTATATATATTCAGTCATCACTTTTGTCGAACTTTCT